CAATATGCGTAACGATCATTCCATTACAGTTATGTGTGCTACGTTTAACGAGGACATAAAAGCCGATTTAAGTCAATTTGCCGATTGTGTGGTTTACGATAAAGAATCAACCTATGATTGTGACATACTGTTACATAACTTTCAGGATAACGCCGTAAAGGGCAATATCCATGCGGACAAGGTATTTGTATTGCTTCATTGCAATTATGCCAAAATGAGGCACTCTAACACGTTTCAGAGGGATATAAAGTACATAGCAGTATCAGAAGATACCGCAAGGGGTATGAGAAACGTTTACGGGGTTGATTGTGAAGCCATAGAACCGTTTATGACGGGTTATAAGTACAAGAAAGTTTTAAAACTTGTATCTGCTACACGGCTGACTACGGAAAAAGGCTATAACAGAATGATAAAGCTATGTAAACTACTCCGTGAGAACGGCATAAGATTTCTATGGTTAGTATTTACAGATTCATTCAAGCCGATTGAGGGTTTTCCAGAATTTATAAATATGGGTTCACAGCCTAATGAAGTGGTTATGGATTATATGGCGAACGCTGATTACACGGTACAGCTATCTGACCATGAGGGTTATTGCTATTCCGTACATGAATCCTTACAAGCAGGAACGCCTTGTTTAGTTACTGATATTCCTATTTTCCGTGAAGCTATTGAGGATGGCTACAATGGCTATCGGTTGCCACTTGATATGCAAGGCATAAATTTTACGGAAATAATGAAGGACATTCCATTAGGCTACGAAATGGACAAAAAGAGTGCGGATGATTTAAAGAAACAATGGGAAAAGTTGTTTTAATGGGGAAGGGGCAGTATGAAAATAAGCACATATACAAAGAAGGAACTTGATAGTTTTAGGCGGGAGTGTAATTTTACGGATTTAGAACGTTCCTGTTTCGATTTAAAGGCTAAAGGCATGACTAATTATCAACTTGCCATGCAGTTAAATATTTGCGACAGTACGGTTTCTGCTACTATGAAAAGTATTAGGGCGAAGATCACGGCTGTTTCAGAACAGAAAATGACAGAAAAGCCTAAAGTTGACAGGATCACGGATAATCTACATCCATCTTTATCATATCTGATTGATTTTGTGATGAAGATTCTGGAAAATACACCGCTTATCCCTGAAAGCCATACGGCTAAAGAGTGGTTAGAATTGCCGGACAGAGTTTCAATCAAGGATAAACTTTATGTAGTGACCGATTATCGTACTGATGATAATTCCCCGTCAGTTCCACGCCTTAAATATGGTGACGGCGTTACCATGATTTCCAAACTTCCATTTTGTACTGCTGCGATTACCGACAATGATGTGCTTTGGTGGGATTTAAAAGCACAAAAAGTACAATGATTTTCCACATTTTACGTTTCTTATAGCATTTTCTCCTAAAAACCTCACCGATTTTTAATATGGTGGGGTTCTTTTTTTATGCCATAATGTAGCCATAACATTCAGGAAGGAGTGGACTATGTGGCGTATATCTATGCTAACCCTAATCCGAAAAACAGAATAGTTGATGATTGCGTTATCCGAGCGTTAAGTCTGGCACTTGGCAAGTCATGGGATGAAATTCATTATGCCCTTGCTAAACAGAGCTTTTTCGACAAGGATATTATGAACGCTAATTCGGTATGGGGAAAGTATTTAGAGAATATAGGCATAGAACGTCATAATTTGCCCGATAAATGCCCTATGTGTTATTCGGTGAAGGATTTTACTAACGAACATAAAAAGGGTGTTTATATCCTTGCTACAGGCACTCATGCGGTAGCGGTGATTGATGGTGATTTTTACGATACTTTTAATTCGGGTGATTATGTCCCCTTGTATTATTTTCTTGTGGAGGATTGATTTATGAATGGCATGATGAAAATGTTTGGGATGATGAAAGAGTTTCAGAAATTCAAAAAAGACCCTATGGGGGCTATGGCAAGTAAATGGAATATCCCGCAGAATATAGACATAAACAATACAAATGCTGTTGCTCAACATCTTTTAAACAGCAAACAGATTTCACAGGATGCTTACAACAATTTTATGCAGATGCAAAACATGATTAGCGGTTAATGTGTGCGCACACTTAACATACGGGCTATCCGTTTGAGGATGGTTCTTGACCTACAATATTTATAGGAGGACAATTTTATGGCACTTGAAAATGGTGGTGTAGTAACAACCCTGCCTATGGCTCCGGCTTATGGAAATAACGGGCTTTTCGGCGGACTTGGTGGTGATAGCGGAATGTTTCTGCTTTTCATCCTGTTTATGATGTGTGGTGGCTTCGGCAATGGCGGTTTTGGCGGAAACGGTTTCGCTAATGATGCTTTCCCGTGGCTGAATAACTCGCAGAACATTAATGACGGTTTCAGAGATCAGATGCTTAACAGTTCTGTATCAGGCATACAGAGTGGCGTTACAAGCGGTTTCGGTGATGTTCAGAACTCACTTTGCGGTGGTTTTGCGGGCGTTAATGCAAGCATAGCTAATGGCTTTGCTACGGCTGAAAGTTCAGCTAATTCCCGTCAGATGGCTAATATGAATCAGGCTTTTGCAGCACAAACCGCTATGAATCAGGGATTTAACGCTGTATCAAGTCAGCTTTCACAATGCTGCTGTGACAACAAAATGTTAGGAGCTGCTACCCAGAACATAGTTCAGGCTGAGGGTGCTGCTACAAGACTTGCTATCCAGAATCAGACACAGCAGATACTTGATAAGATGTGTCAGCAGGAGATTGACGCTCTTAAAGCTCAGAACCTTGCTTTACAGAATCAGGTCAATATGCAGGCACTTGCAGCTTCACAGGCTACACAGACCGCTGCTCTTATAGCTGATAACACAGCACAGACACAGTATATCGTTAATAGGGTAGCTCCTTATCCTATTCCCGCTTACACAGTAGCGAATCCTGTAACACCTGCTACTACTTGAAGGGGGGCTTACTATGAAAAACATAGAGGAACTCCACAAGTTATGCGACAAAGTGATGGATTCGATAATGGATTCCAACAGGAAGTTGGAAAAGGAAAGCGAAAGATTGTCAGCCGAGGACGCAAAGTATCTGGAAAGTCTGACAAGAATACTTAAATCTGTTACTACGGTTATCGCTATGGAAGATTACTCGGACGGCTATTCAAGGGATGGTTGGGGCGATCCTAACCACATGACCCCTTATGCTAACGGATATTCTGGCAGACGCTATTACCGGGACGGTATGGGTAGATTTACAAGTTATCACTAAAAAAATAGGGCTTACCTTGATGGGTAAGTCCTTTTTTCTCATTTATTCTGTAGACATTCAAGTATTTTGCTTTCGCCTAATAGCAGACATGATAAAACTGCGGTTGAAAGAAGTCCACCTAATAGGATTCCTAAAAACGTAACAATCTCAAATTTGGTTTTATAGCTTATGGTATTATATGTAGCTACCATCTTTTCAGCCGTTCCGAAATGGATTGCCAATACTATACTTCCGATTATTCCTAATATTAATGTTATGATCCCTAATGCTTTTAATAGTTTTGCCATAATTAACCCTCCTGTTCTTGCGTATTATTTGCGATTCCGAGTGCATAAGTTACTAAATGTTTTGTTTTATCATCACTCTTGCGGTATGCCGAAACAAGATCAATCTCAAATTTTGACAAGTCAAATGCTTCTTTTGCCTCTTTCTGGGCTTGTTCTTCCAAATATTCAATGAAACCCGCAACTCTTGGGTCTTGCAATCCGGCTTCTTCTAAAGCTGTTACCCATTCGGTTTGTGCATTTTCGTAAAACGTATTGATTGGAACATGGAAAAGTTTTGCATATCCTAACATTACTTTAGGTGAAACCTTTTCAATAGCCCCACTTTCGTATCGTGAGATTGTTGCCTCGGAAACGCCTAACCTTATTGCTACATCATTTTGTGTTAATCCGCTATGGATTCTGTATTGTTTTATTGCTTCTGTATTGATTTTCACGCTTTTCATCTCCTTTTTTATGGTGATTTTACCTTATGTATCGGTATGCGTCAACAAAAACTTTACACCCATGCAAGAAATTTTTAAAAAAGTGCTTGCATTTTTTCTGCACTTGTGTTACTATACATTCATGCAAGAGAAATGCAGACAAACAGGAAGGAGGTAAAAACATGAGAACTGTTGATGCGAAAGAATTTAAAAAAGCTATGATTGAAGCTGATATTGACAGCTTTACACAGCTTGAAGAAGTAACAGGAGTTTATAAAGGAACTGCGTCCGCAATCGTTAAGGGAGATCAGAAACCGTCATATGATACTATTGTAGCATTTGCTGACGGGATGCACCTGAAATATGACGAAATCGGACGTATTTTTTTTGCGAATGAACTTGCACAGATGCAGAAAGATTGTAAGGAGTAAGAAATGAATCTCAAAGCACTTTTACAAGCAATAACAATCAACATAGCCACAGGGGTATTAATTCTGATTATGGCAGGTGAAAGTCCTAAACTTGACAATTACGCATTAGCAATGGGAATTGACACAAAGAGCGAGGACTTTAAGACAGATTTGCAGTACCTATCAGGGGCTATGCAGATTGAAAACGGAGATAACGGGGATAAGATACTTCTTTACACGGGATCAGTAATTCTTAATCGTCTAAATTCTCCAAAATGGAACGGAAACACTATTGAAGAAGTCATTATGGCTAAAGATGGCGGGTTTCAGCAATATGCCACAGTTACACGAAAAGGTTTCAAGACTAAAAAAGCATCTAAACGAACAAGGTATTTAGCAAAGTATCTGCTGATTTTCGGAAGTGTAGTTCCCGAAAACGTTGTGTATCAGGGTCAGCGCAAGAATGGTTCTGGAATATATGAAAGTTGTCCTGTACCGGGGCAGAAAGACGAAATCTTTTGCTATGAATAAGGGGGTTAAGTATGAAAGCAATAACTGTAATTCAGAAGATCATGGCACTTTTAATGTCGTGCGTAGGCTTTATTATGACATTTTCGGAAGTTCCTATTACACAGGGGTGGGAAAATCAAGCATGGTTAAGTTGTGGCGGGTTAGCGTTGATTGGGGTATGTCTGCTTTGGCTTAAATTAGTAGGTTGGGAGGAAAGCTGCTTTGAAACAGGGACGAAAGCTAACAAGAACCGAAAAAACCATTTTGCGTAATCAGAATTTAAAAGCTGATGATTGGCAGTTTTTATGTGATTGCATAGATGATACAGGCAGACCAACATCATTTTTTAAGATTATCAATAAGTCTACGGCAGTTATCAGGATCGTAGACAGATTCAAAGGAAGGAGGTAACAGACTTGGAAGTTATATGGAAGTTTGACGGAATTTTCAAGGCTAATGCTCAAAAGGTTTATGAAGAAATCGGAGAGCGTAGAGTAACGCCGGAAGAAGTATTGGAACAAGCAAGAAACAATGTAGATTCAGAACTTCATAAATGTTTTGAATGGGACGATAGCAAGGCGGCTGAGAAGTTTAGATTATCACAGGCAAGACAGATTATTCAGTTTTTAGTTGTTAAGCCGGAGAAAAAAGAAGAACCGCAAATAAGAGTATTCCAGATTACTACGGAAACAAATAATTATCAGCCTATCAGAATGTTTCTTGAACAACCTGATGAATACAAAGCACTTCTGCAAAGGGCAAAGAATGAATTGTCAGCCTTGAAAACGAGATACAAAACACTTTCAGAACTTGAAAAAGTTTTTGAAGCAATAGACGAGGTTTTATAAATAATAGGGTTTCACTTACTTATAGAGCCGGAAGGCTTGAATAAATTAGATTTGATTAAATGATAATGCCTTATAAATCATAACACTAAACCGAAGGACACTATACCATATTACAAAACAAGTCTTTCGTTTCTATAAGTGGGTGAAACCACATAACTTACAACAAAACACACAAGTTAAACTGAAAACACTCTTTTATAGCTAAATAAACTAAAAAACAGAATAGCAAATGAAATTATAACATAGCATATTTAATGGGCGTTGTTACCTGTTCAACAGGAATGATAAGAAAATGATAGGAAAAGTCAAGCTAACGTAGCACATTATAAGTTAATACAGGACAAATCATATCTTTGCTGAATAGGTTGCTACGCTCATTAGATTGAGCAAGGTCAAAATAGAACACCGAATGACACCAGACCAAAAGAAAGAACAAGACAACTCACATCACAATTCAAAGGAGAAAAAGAAATGGGAACAAAGACAATCGAGGTAAAAGCACCTCAGAACAGCGTAAGAACAATGGTAGTAACAATCGTTGGGGATTCAGATTTAGTCCTTAACAAGATGAATGATGTAACTGCAAAGCAGCTTACAGATGCAAGGAAGGACAAGGCAAAGAGCCTTGATAAGCCTAATCCGTGGGAAACAATCATAACCGCTATACATTGGCGTGATGGTAAGCCTACAGATTATTCGGAAGAAGGTTTTGAAAAGGCACTAAAGGAAAACGCTCCTTGCATAACTACATTCGGCTTGAAGAAATCTTTTGCGGATTCAGTAGTCAGGAATGACGTTGATAAGTATTCAACCAAATTCAACGCCACAGTTAATGTAAACGGTCAGGGAGGCTTAGTACCTGTCAAGTTTGCACAACACTTTGTAGATGAAAAACTTATGTCCCCTAAAAAGGGCGCACCTGTTTTGGTATCACTTAACAGATTCGTTGGTTGGAGTGCTGACGTAACAATACAGTTCCTTGAAACTGCTTACTCTATGGAACAGATACTTAACATCATCACTCTTGCCGGATTCGGTATCGGTATCGGTTCTGGAAGATCAAGTGGCTACGGCAGGTATCACATAGAAAAAATAGAAAGTATAGGATAACACATAGATTTAAGCGTGGCAGAGTTATCGGCTTGAAAGTCGAGAAATCAACATAGCGTAATTTAGGGCAATATTAGAAAGCTCAAATCATTAAAGAACAATACAATATAAGACATTTCAAGTTGATAGTTCTGCCACGCCACTTAGGAGGATATATGGAATTAAAAATTGAAAGAATTGTGCTTCACAATTTCAAGGGATTAAAGCATGAAAACCTACTTTTTAACAATAACAATGTAACTGTTGGCGGGGCAAATGGAACAGGGAAATCAAGTGTTATGTGCGGTTGGCTTTGGTTAATGGCTGATGTTTCAGAAACATTGGTTTCAAACCCGCCTGTTTTCCCATTAGATAGCGAAGAATGTACTCCGTCAGTTGAGGTTATCTGCAATCTGGACGGGAAACAGATAACTCTTGAAAGACAGCTTAAAAGAACTGTTAAGAAAAGCAAAATTGAAGGTACGGCTGATGCGGTTAGCTTTTCGTCAACATATCTTGTTAATAGCGTAGAGTACGGACTTCGGGATTTTAAACAGAAGTTGGATGAGTACGGGATCACAGACAAATTCCTTACTTTATCACATCCTGACTTATTCCTGTCACAGAAGAAAGACGAAATGCGAAAAGTCCTGTTTGGGATGGTCAGTGACATTACAGATTATGAAGTTGCATCACAGATGGACGGATGCTTTGAAGCTGCTGAATTATTGAAAAACTACACATTTACAGAAGCACAATCTATGCAGAACGCTAACTTGCGTAAAATCCGTGAGGTTTATGGCAAGGACGGAGAACTGTTGCGCAGCAAGATTGAAGGTCTTGAAAGTGCAAAGGTTGATTTAGACTTTTCAGCGTTAGAGTTGCAAAAGAACATGATTAAAGAAAAACTTGCGAATAATAAGACCGAACAGGCAGCTTGTGAACAGACAGAACGTGATCTTAATGAACTCCGTAATAGGGATTTGGCTTTACAGATGGAATTATCCGGCATTGTTCAGAAAGAGAAAGCCGAGAAAAAAGCCTTAGAGGAAAAGATTTATTCGGAACGAAAGAGCTTACAGGAACAGTTATCACAGATTGAGCGTGATATTTCCAGATTGAATAACGAGGTAGACATTCATGGCGGTGCGATTAAAAGGCTTGAAACATCTATCAAACAGGGTCGGGCTGCGATTTCAGAGATTGAGGCAGAGGTTTTTGATGAAACTACTGCTATATGTCCTGTATGTCATAGGCTATATGAATCAGACAAGATTGAGGAAATGAAAAATGATTTTGAGGCTGATAAGTTGAGAAGAATCGCTGACCGGCATAAAGAGGTTACAGAATTTATGTCACTGTTGGCTATCAAACGCTCAGAATTGGCTGAAATCAGCAAAAAGATACAAAAGGCTATAAATGATAAGGCTGATATAGAAACCGCCTTAAATAAGCCTTTAAATGCGTTTGACGGGGCTATGGAAGAACCGCATACCTATGATGCTGAAATTGAGCGTATCAATCAGGCTATTGCAGATAACAACCTGCTTATAAATAACCTAAAAGTCGGACTTAAAAACATGACGTTGTTAAAAGCCGAAGAACTTAAACTCCATGACGAGTTAAGAAACTGCGAGATTCAGTTGGCTAAAGCTGATACTAACAATGAGATTGACGAAAAGATTGAGGCGTTGCGTGAACAGCAAACGAAATATGAGCAAAACAAGGCTGATGCTGAACGCATACTTTATCTGCTTTCATTAGTACAGAAACGTAAGAACGAATTGCTTACGGAAGAAATAAATGCACACTTCAAATTAGTTAAGTTCAGCTTCTTTGAATATCAGAAAAATGGCGAATATAAGGAATGTTGCAAGGCATTTGTGGGGGATAAGGAATTTGGTTCAGCCCTTAACAATGCAGCACAGATAAAAGCCAAAGTTGACATTTGTAACGGCTTACAGAACTTCTACAACGAGCATTATCCTATTTGGCTTGACAACAGCGAAGCACTTGATACTGAAAATCAAGCACAACTTGAAGCTGATACACAGTTGATATTACTCCGGGTAACGGATGGTAAGAGTTTATTTGTAAAGGAGGACTAAGACATGGCAGAAGCGGTAGTAAAGAAGGAAGAAAAAAAGAATTTTAGTTTGGTTATTACCGATAAGTTGGATTCCATTCAGGACGCATTACCGAAGGATTTTAACAAGGCAAGGTTCGTACAGAACGCATTATCCCTGTTGAATGAAAAGCCTGAATTGGCAAAGTTCGGACAGGCAAAGATCATGGCAGGACTTATGAGAGGGGCTATGTTGGGTTTGGACTTCTTCAACAAAGAAGCCTACCTTGTCGGCTATGGGAATGATTTACAGTACCAGACCTCATACATAGGCTCGCAGAAAATAATCAAGAAGTACGCAATTCACAAGGTTAAGAACATCTATGCGGAACTTGTCAGGGAAGATGATGTTTTTGAAACAGGCATAGAAGCTAACAAGCGTTATGTAACATTCAAACCAAAGGCATTTAACAGCAAGCCCGTAATCGGCTGTTTTGCCGTTGTTGAGTTTGAGGATGGGGATATTCAGGTTGAAACAATGAATCTGGAAGAGCTTGAAGCAGTCAGGAAAAAGTCAAAGATGGCTAATGCGGGGGCTTGGAAAGATTTTACAGGCGAAATGCAGAAGAAATCAGTAATCCGCAGACTTTGTAAACGTATCGAGATTGATTTTGAAAATCCCGAACAGAAGCAGATATTTGAGGCTGATACAGATATAGCTACCGAACCTGCTGAAATAAGGGATGTGGAAATATCGTCAGATGCTAACAGCGTTGATTTTCCTTTTGAAGACGCAGAAGTTAAGCCTGTAGAGTGAGGGATAGCTTATGACATTAAAGTGTTTGGGGACGGGGAGTAGTGGAAACTGCTACTCCCTGACAGACAAAGAAGGAAACATCCTTTTGTTGGATGCCGGAATAAACGTCAAGGATATAAAAATTGGGATTGATTTTCAGATCTCTAAAGTAAAAGGGGCATTGTTGAGCCATTGTCATTTGGATCATGCCAAAGCAGCAAGGGACTTGGAAAAGATGGGCGTAAAGATCGTAGCTCCGTATATAGCTAAACCCAAAGACAGTTATTTTGGCGGGTTCATGGTCAGATATTTCTCACTTACAAATGGGGATAATACCTACGTTCATAGCAACGCTGACGGTAGCGAATGTCCGATATTTGGTTATCTGATTTTGCATGACAACGAGCCTTTAAGGATGCTTTACATCACAGATTGTGAGTTCGTTAAGTGGAAATTCAGCACGATAAACACGCTACTGTTAGGCATAGATTATTCGGATGAATTACTTGCAAAAGAATCTAATGAATCGAAACGTAGACATTGCCTAAATGGTCACATGAGTTTGAATACAGGAATAGAGTTTATAAAAACCACAGACCGGGATAAGTCGCTTAAAAACATTATAATCGGTCATTTATCAGGAGATAACGCTGACGGAGATATGTTTAAGGCTGAAATCCAGAAAGTGACAGATAGCAATGTCTACATAGCAGAGAGGGGGAATACTTATCAACTCATGTAATTTAATCGGATATGCGGTTGCAGAACCTAACGTTAATAGAGTTGAAACAGGCGGGAAGAAATATGTATTTGCTGAATTTACGCTTGCTATTCCAAAGATTTACAAGAAACAGGGCGAGGTTAACGCTAACTTTATACGGATCAAGACCGCTAATAAACAGGCTGAATATATCGAGAAGTATCTTACAAAGGGCAGATTAGTAGCCGTAAGCGGTAGCCTTGAATCTGACGCTTACACGCTTAAAAGCGGGTTAAAGCAGTACACCGTTAAGGTATTTGCAGTTACAGTAAGTTTCCTTGATGGCTATAAGGACGGCAAGAATGTCGAAACAGGAGAGTATTCAGTTACGAATGTTGATTTATCAGGTCTGGAAGGTGCTGAATATCAATCTGAAAATCCAAACGCATAATATGACGTTTTAAGACGTTATATCTATTCGGACGATAAAATATACCACTTCAATCAGAAAATTGAAATTTGCCCTATTGTGGTGCGTTATAAGGGCATATATGAGGACGGCAAGACATGATACTTTTAGAGGACACCCGGCAACAAGCCGGAAAACATGACTTAAAGCATGAATGGTTTGAGAAACACGGCATAGAAATTCGTAGGTGTCGGTTGTATGCGGGTGATTATACGTTACCTACTAATCAAAGCGTTTGCATAGACACCAAAAAAGACATTGGCGAGTTGATTCAGGACGTTCAAACAGACCATGTTAGGTTTCGTGATGAACTTTTACGCAGTAAAGAAGCGGGCATAAAACTTTACATTCTTGTCGAAAACGAGGGCAGGTATGTTGATTATCGTAAGACTATCTGGAACGCAACGGTCAGATGTATAGATGATCTTAACGCTTGGAAAAATCCCCGTTTGTATATCAAGAAAAATGGCAAGCCTGTTTATCCGAAAGCTATGCCCGGTACTCAGCTTGCAAAGATATGTCACACAATGGAAGAACGATACGGCTGTAAGTTCCTTTTCTGCAAGCCTGATGAATCGGCAAAACTGATTATAGATTTACTGCAAGGAAAAGAAGGTGGTTGAAAATGGCAACTAAAAGGATGTTTTCAAAAGAAGTTGTCTTAACTGATTGGTTTTTAGATATGCCTATGTCAGCAAGGTGCTTGTATTTCACTTTGAGCATGGTAGCAGATGATGATGGGTTTGTTGATAATCCCAGAGCCATAATGCGACAATGCGGGGCATCATTGGATGATATGAAGTTACTACTGACAAAATGTTTTTTAATAGAGTTTGAAACAGGAGTAATAGTTATTACCCATTGGAGAATGAATAACTATCTTAGGGGTGATAGATACCATCCTACTAAACATACTACAGAATATTCTATGTTAGAAGTAGTAGATAATAAACCTTATGTACTTAAAGATAATAATACTCCTAATAATTTAATTACTAAGTCTTTAGACTTAGTACCCGTTGGTATACCGGGTGGTATACCAGATGGTATACCAAAACCTAAAAAAGAGAAAAATACAAACTTTAATCCCCCTACAGAAGAAGAAGTAGAAGCCTATTGTCGGGAACGTAATAATGACATAGACGCTGAACAGTTTGTAGCATTTTACGAATCTAAAGGGTGGATGATAGGCAAAAACAAAATGAAAAATTGGAAGATGGCGGTTGTTACATGGGAAAAACATCAATCTGATTATGGTTCAAAACGAATAAGTAAGGAGGATCGAGAAATAAATGAGCGACAAAACGCCGAATACGGCAGCCATTGGACAGACCACATCTTCGATTCAAAATAAATGTGAGTATTGTCATGGAACAGGCATATATATGTTTACGCAGAAAGCGTCAGTATATGCACAGGAAAACGGGTTAAATCACATCTATGGCAATAAGGACTTTGATGTATGGGTCAGTAAGAAATGCCCGTTTTGTGATGGTGGTTTTGCCGAGGATGTTAAGGAAGTCCGTAAGAACTCAGATATTCCTTCAAGTTTCTACGATAAGCGTATGAAGGACTTTGATTGGAACGCTTATGTTCGTGATGATGGCACTATGATTGATACAACACCGACACAGCGAGGCGTTGAAGCATTTATAAATCAGTTTGATGCTTGGGAAAAGAAAAATATCGGTTTGTATATCTGCGGAAAAACTAAAGGTTCTGGAAAGACATTTCTTGCGTCCTGTATCTGTAACGAGCTGATGTACTCAAAGGCAATCAGGACGAGGTTTGTAAGAGCGTCAGAACTGATAGACATTTCACAATCCGGCGATAAAAACGCTTATGACGAATACAAGCGTAATCCTATGAAACTGATTTATGAATGTAAGTTCTTGGTAATAGATGATCTTGGACAGAAGAATACAGGTAAGGAATGGTTAGAAGATGAATTGTTTAAGCTCCTTGATTACAGAATGACAAACGGACGCATGACAATAATCACATCTAATCTGGATATAAAACAGTTACCGTTTAATGAACGTATAAAGGACAGACTTGAAAAGATCACAGTTGAAATGCACTTGCCGGAAGTATGTGTGAGAACTAAAGAGGCAAGGGAAAATAGGCAAAAACTTTTCAAAGAATTAGGTCTTACAGGTGACAGGAAGGAGTAAGCATGGGAAAAGCGACACAGAAAGTTTTAGTTCTTAAATACTTACATGATTTTGGTTTTATTACATCATGGCAGGCATTTAAAGATTTGGGGATTACAAGATTGGCAGCGAGAATTTGGGAATTGAAAGATATGGGTTACATCTTTAAGGAAGAACGTGTTGAAACTAAAAACCGTTATGGTTTGCCGTGTCATTACAAGAAATACATCCTTGTCGGCAACATCTACGAGGGGGTAGCTACTACATGAGCAAACTAAGTAAAGAAGAATTAGCGCGTTATCAGGGTGCTAATTGGATTTTGGATAAAATCAAGGCTGTCGGCATAGATGAAGCTGAAAAAGACCTAATAATGCGTGGGGCAAGGAATATGCCTTTGGCGGTTAAAGATACAGATTTGAGAAAATTTGAGCAGACAGATAAAGCCAATACTATTAAGGCTATGCTGCTGATAAGTATTTACTGCATACATGATGCTTACGGGTTTGAAGAAAAGGAACTTAACGAGTTTATCAATCTTTTTAATAAACGAGCCGAGTGCCTTGTTGACAAGTGGGTTAGTTGGAAAGACATACAACAGACTATGGCAGAAGAAACAGGCATTTTTATTCCTATGCCAGACGGGTTTGATGCTGAGTAAGGGGGGATAATATTGTATGTTTTAGAATTATTCTCCGGTTTTGAATGTATGAGCAATGCGTTTAGGGAAAAAGGTCATCATTGTTTTACTGTAGATTGGGATTTGCGTTTTGATAGTAATTTACATAAAGACATAAGTAAGTTAACGTTGGAGGACTTACCTAACGAATTTAGAACTCCTGACGTAGTATTTTGCGGAACTGATTGTACAACATATTCAGTAGCTGCGATTAGTCATCATAGACGTAAAAATCCGATCACGGGAAACTTAGACCCTATTTCTGAAAAGGCCAAAAAGGCCGACATGATGAACCGACACGTTAAGGAACTTCTGAAAATTATGAACCCCAAAATCGTTATCTGGGAAAATCCGGTGGGGGGGCTCCGGAAGATGGACTTTATGCAAGGGTATATAAGGAATACAACTACATACTGTCAATACGGATTTTCATATCGAAAAGCTACAGATTTTTTCTCAAACATAGACTTAAAATTAAAACCTCCTTGCAAAAATGGAAATTCTTGTCACGAAAAGGCTCCGAGAGGTTCAAAAAGCGGGATTCAAAGAATCAAAGACCCGGCATTAAAAAGTGTTTATCCCCCTGACTTATGCAGACACATAGTAAATATGTGTGAAGAATATATTACGAATAAAGATAAAGGAATTAAGAAGGGACAATTTATGGAACAAATGACGATCTTTGATTTGATGGATAATGGGGACTTGTTTAAACCAAAGGAAAGTACCGATTGGAAATGGAGATTTGCTGATTATCCCCACGAAAAGAACGGTATAAAGGTATTTTCCTGTTTTGCGTGTGGTGGTGGCAGCACAATGGGGTATAAATTAGCCGGCTGTGATGTTCTTGGATGTTGTGAAATCGATAAGACCATGAATGACATTTATATCAAAAACCATCATCCTAAATACAATTACCTGATGGATATTAGGGATTTTAACAAAATGCCGGATAATGAAATCCCGGAGGAACTGTTTAATTTAGATATTTTGGACGGCAGCCCACCTTGTACAACATTTTCTATGGCCGGTGACCGGGAAGATAGTTGGGGGAAAAAGAAGAAGTTTAGGGAAGGACAGAAGGAACAAACGCTTGATGATCTATCCTTTGTGTTTATAGATACCATAAAAAAACTTAAACCTAAAGTTGTGATTATGGAAAACGTAGAAGGGTTATTGTTAGGTGAGGCATGGAGTTATGTGCAAAAGATATACAAGGGTTTTATAGATGCCGGATATAGACTTAATCATTGGTTGTTAAAGGGTGAGAAAATGGGTGTCCCTCAGACCAGACACAGGGTTTTCTTTATTGCCATAAGGAATAACTTAAATATAGACCCATCTAATATTGATATGTATTTTAACTATAAACCTATAACTTTTGGTGAAATCAGATGCGGTGAGGGCAAACCTTTATCTCCAGAAACACAAGCATACAAATATATCAAACTTGCAACTCCAAAGGACAAAAGAATCATAGATGTTTTAATCCGGTTAGGGGAAAAAGAAAGATGTTTCGGTCATAAAATCGCATGGAACGAAAATGTTCTGCAAACGATCCCGGCAAATCTTGATTATACTTGTGGAGATACACTTAAAGCAATTAGCAATTCTGATATAATTCATGCTCAGACCTTCCCGGAAGATTACGATTTCGGAGAACTTACTTTCGACAGAATAAGCTATGTTTGTGGAATGTCCGTACCTCCGATAATGATAAAACGGATTGTGCAGCGGTTAATTGATGAAAAGGTATTTGATTATAAAAACACAGAATCCAACGCCTAAAAGCGTGGAAATATAAAAGGCAATCGTTCCAATAACGCAAACAGAATCTAATATTATATCACACTAAAGGACGTTGCTGCTACAAAAGGCGGGTAGTCAATAAAAGGCTATCCGCCGGGAAGGGGAAATAATGAAAAGCAAATGCAAGATAGAAATTATACAGACAGGAATTACAACGTCTAAAGTATTTTTAAACGGTCAGGATATAAGCAATGTTGTTTCAGAATATACATTAACCCACAGGGGCGGAAATGTCCCAAAGTTAGAACTGATTGTGGGTAAGGAGTTCACAAATGTAATGGTTGACGAAATCTGCGAGGTTACGATTAGACAGGAGGTGGACGAAAATGCTGATTAAATGTGATATGTGCGAGAAAGTAGTAGACACAACGATAGCAAGGGAAGATGGATTACCCGCTGCGGTTACGTTTGAACATGAAGATGGTGACAAGATTACGGCTTGTACGGAGTGTATCGAATGTGTCGGCAAAAACCCTAAGTATCTGGAAGATTTTTTAGAAAAGAGGAAGAAGAAATGAGATTTTCGGTGATAATACCCGCTTTTAATGCGGAAGGACATATTATACCACTTCTTGAAAGTATCAAGGCACAGACCTTTAAGAACTTTGAACTTATCGTAGTTTGTGACAGGTGCA